AATCAAGATAATGCACCGTTTAATAATGAAAATTATTCTTTTTGGAAATTAACTGATATTTTATGGCCGTATAAAAATGTGTTATCAGGTTTTACAGGTACATCCGAACAAATATATAACAAACAAATGATATTTGCAACAGAAACTATTAGGGATTCGGCCTACGAGTATATTATTAATAATTTACCCGCAGCAACAACCGCAAATACACAAAACGATGTATATTTTTTAAGTGGTATTTTTATTAATAGTGATGTTAGTACTGGTACAACACAATTTGAATCATATGTTGTTGTTGATAAAGTTATGAAATATGAGTTTGGCGTTGGATGGAGTGCAATAACAAGTAATTATATGAGCGGTTTACCAATTGATTAAAATTAAAAAATAACAATTATGAGAATTTGTATATTATGTGAAGAATCAAAGGTTCTTCAAGCAAGAGAAAAAATGAAAAATGATAATATCTTAAAAATAGATTTATCGCCAACCGGAGAATTGCCCGCAACACATAAGTTATGTGTGATGGCAGTAACCGAAGAAAAGGCTAAACAACTTATGGATTCTGCCGAATTAACAATAATTGAGGCGATGAACCCAAGTGAATTTTTGGTAAAACATAATCTAAAAAAAATTGGTAAATACGGATTTGGAAACTTGTAAGATAAAAAAAAATTTCATCACACAAGATGAGGCAAACCAAATAATAAATTGGTTAGATTCTGTTAATCATACGGGTGATGATAGTAATTACCACCTCACAGAATTATCCAAAGTATTAAAAGGTAAATCTTGTATTTTTGATATCTCAAACACACCTTTAACAAATTATATTACAAAATTCCAATCAATATCTGATGTATCAAAAGAGGGTTTGCCCTCTTTTATTTTTAACATAATAGATAGAATCTCGGAAGAATTTAATTTTTCAAAAGATAATGTTTTTCTTCAAGCTGTTGATATGAATAAGGGAGGGAAAATAAATCCCCATTATGACGCATCAATAGATGGATATGTTAATTACAAATGTAATATCAGTGTATTGTCGGAAGATTATGATTTTTATGTGGATAAAGAGTCGGTTAAAATACAAGAATCCGATTTATATGGGTTTGAAGCGTCACTATACAAACATTGGACAAACGAATTTAATTCAAGAAGAGTTTTTTTAAGTTTTGGTTTTGTGTTAAAATATGAAGATGTTGGTAGAACAATAAACGACCCAAGAGTTAGATTAAGTAAAAGAATTGAGAAATACTTTCAAAAATAAAATATTTTGTACGTAATAAAATTAAATAGCGAATTATATAGTGGTCAGACGGCTAATATTATTTTTAGTCCTAACAGTGGGGGGACTATCGATATTGGAACTGTAACAATTCCTTATAATTATTTTACCGACTATTATTATGGTGTATACGCATTAAATTTTCCAGAAATAAATAAAAATTGTTTTTTGTATCTTAATTACCAAAATTAGTATGAGCATTTCAAATACGATAACTATTGAAAGTATTAATTATAGTGGTGAGTCATCATCTATTATTTTTAGACCAAGTGGAGATACCGTCTCTATTAATTTAGGTAGTCAAACGCTTCCGTATGTGTTTGACCCATCAATTTTAGAACCACCCAAAACTATTTACGGACAATATATAATAACAACGTCTACCGGAAATTGTTCATATAACTTATTTGTTGTTGAGTAATATTTATAGACATGGCAAATCCTTTATATTGTTGTAAATATACTATAGTTAACTCTGGTACAACCCCGTCGTACTTTAATTACGTTTCTTGTATTCCAAATACACCGACTAATAATTTCCAAATACCAATTTCACCAAATCAAATAAAATATATTTGGTCTTTTGAAGGGATGTTAGTCCCGTTAAATAATAAAATAGGAATTCTGTGTAAAGAATGTGCACCATTTAATGTTACTCCAAACCCATCCAAAACACCGGTTAGAACACCTGATATCACTCCAACAAATACTGTAACTCCAACAGTGACATCGACAATAACACCTACAAATACTGTAACTCCAACAGTAACGCCAACAATAGGATTATCACCTACTCCAACAGTAACTTCAACAATAACACCAACATCGACTAAAACGCCAACTAATACTGTTACTCCAACTAAAACGTCTACCCCAACAGTAACTAAAACACCAACAAATACTGTAACCCCAACCATCACAAAAACACCAACTAAAACGTCTACCCCAACAGTAACTAAAACACCAACAAATACTGTAACCCCAACCATCACAAAAACACCAACTAAAACATCAACACCAACTAAAACGTCTACCCCAACAGTAACTAAAACACCAACAAATACTGTAACACCAACCATCACAAAAACTCCAACTAAAACGTCTACCCCAACAGTAACTAAAACAGTAACACCAACAAAAACGGTAACTCCAACAATAACTCCAACCGTAACTCCAAGTAATTTACCATTATTAGGTTGTTATGCTGGTTATACAATACCGAATACGTATTTAATGTATACCGATTGTTGTGATGGAACAATAGTTTCTAGATACGTTGTTGAACAAACCCCATACTTAGTTAACGTTGATTTATCACAATTTTATCAAAACATTACTTTTACATACCAAATTTCAAATTGTCCGACACCAACTCCAACACCAACAATAACTTCAACTCCGGCAATCACACCAACAAGTACCGTAACACCAAGTCCAAGTTATATACCTAAAAAATTAACAATGAAATTTAATTCTACCGGTAATACTAATAATTGGTTTATTGAAGGTTCAACAGTATTTGATATGATAGTTGATTGGGGTGACACTCAAGTGGAGGGGTATGTTGCTTCTGATATGTATAATCCAATCCACACATATTCAGCAAGTGGAGAATACACTTGTGTTGTAATATTTACCGACCCAACAATAATAGTCTCATTAGATGTTTCTATAGGGTACGGTGATAATAGATTAGTTGATATAATCGGATTAGAATATTTGACAACATTATCTTACTTAAATTTAAGTGGTAATTTATTAACATCATTCGACCCAAATCCATTGGTAGATAGTGTTAGTACGTTAGATTTATCTTATAACGATTTAACAACTTTTACATCAACAGAGCCATTACCTTACGGGTTAGCTAATTTGTATTTAAATGATAATTCAATTACAACATTTACCCCGGTAGAACCATTACCTATTAATTTACAAAATATATTTTTGAATAACAATTTATTAACAAATTTTAATCCATCATATCCAATGATTAATGTGGTTAATTTGGTATTAAATAATAATTTAATTGAAAATTTTAGTCCATCACAGCCTTTACCAATTTCATTAGAAGTGTTAAATTTATCTAACAATTTAATAACAAATTTTTTACCAGCAACACCTTTCGCAATATCGGTAAGTGAATTATATTTAAACGACAATAGTTTATCATCATCGGGAATTAATGATGTGTTAGTTTATTTGTCGGGTGTAACCGGTTGGTTATCACCAAACAATATAACATTATTTAATCAAACGGGTGGTGGATGTTTAAATAATCCTGGTGTAGGATATAACGCTTATCTAAGTTTAACAGGTTTAGGGTGGACAATTGATGTTGATATGTGTTAATAAATAAAAAAAAAACAAAAAAATGAAAAAAACGGTTTTATTATGGTTGTTAATCTTTTTAACAACTTTTGCAAACGCAAGAAAATTTTACTTTAGCACTTCCGGTAGTAATGGAAATAATGGTTTATCACCGGCAACTCCTTGGCAAACATTGACTAAATTACAAACATTTAGCGCCAACGCATTACCCGGAGATACATTTGCTTTTAAATGTGGTGATGTATTTGCAAATGGAAATAACCGAAGAATAGCGATGGAGTGGAATAACACCTCAGGAACTGCAACTAATCCAATTGTATTTACATACTATGGTGATTTAACACTTGGGAAACCTAATTTTTTATTTCCATACCCATCAAGTGTTCGTGCCACCGACAAATATAATATGTGTTTCAAAAATGCATCTTATTTAGTTTTTGATGGGTTGCAATTTAATGATTTTAGATTTCCGGTTAACGATAAAAGAACATCGGCATATACTGCGTCAGGACTAATGTTTGGTGAAAGTATAGAGACGAAATCTTTTTATTGTACAATCAAAAATTGTTATTTCAGTAATATTGGTTATGGTATTTTAGGTGATGGAGAAAATTTTAATATTACTAATAATACTTTTACAAACTTCAAATCTGTTGGTGATACGTTAGGTACTTTTGATATTGGTGCGGACGCATTACAAATTTCAGGTAAAAAATACAGAATTACTAACAACTATATTAGTGGTAGTTGGGCTTACGCAAACCCATTCAATTCATCTTCTAATGGTTTACTTGGTGGTGCTCTTGAAACAATTAATGATTTTGATAGTAGTTTTGTTGCTTATAATACATTCATTGATAACTCAGGTGGAATGGAGTATGGACAAAATAGAGGACCAGGATATGGACCAAATGACGACACATTTGCTTATAACTTATTTATTAATAACTCTGTTGTAATTTATATTAATACAACAGGGACTTTTAAATGTACCGCATCTAATATGCATTTTTGGAATAATGTTATTATTGAGAATGAAAAATCACGATTTACAGGTAGAAATAATGGTGGAGATGCGTTAGGTAACGGACAAACATATACTTCTTCAGGATTTATTTATTGGCCACCATTACCACCAAGTAAATCAACTTTCAATCCGCAGGAATATAATTATTATTCTTCTTGGAGAACTTTTGATTGTGGAGACCAAACACTAGGTAACGTTGGTGATACGTTATATGATATTAGAAATAATATAATTTGGAATACCAATGGTTTACAATTAAAATCTAGTTTTGCAAGAAGACCAAGAGATTTTTACAGAAATAACATATACCACATTAAAGGTAGTTATCAATTGGCGACAAATCTTGGGGAGGATGCGGTATTAGACATAGGAGAAAAAATTATTAATACTAAATTATTTGTAGATACTTCTAACGCTTTTCCGCAAAATTGGGATTTTCATATTATTAGTGATACATCATCGGCGGTATTAGGAGGAACAAATGTTGGTCTCACAAAAGATTTTGCAGGAAATCCTGTTTCAGGAATCCCAACAATTGGAATCTATCAATATTCTAAAGCCCCAAAACTAGCGGCTTCTTCAACAAACGTTACGTGTAAAACGTCGAATAATGGAACAATAACCGCTAGTGCAAATGGTGGAACATCACCTTATATTTATAAGATAAACAATTTAACATATCGTAGTTCAGGTAGTTTTACAGGTTTATCACCAAATACATATATTATTTATGTTAAAGATTCGAAGGGTGTTGTAACTACATTAAGTGTTACGATAAAATCAAGTAATGTTGTTTGTCCTTAAAAATAATTAAAAAATTTTTTTACTATTCATTATTTTATTCTTTATTATATTTTTATTGAAAAGTAAAACATGAGTAAAATTTTTATTCAGATAGCAAGCTATCGAGACCCCCAGTTACCTCTCACTATAAAAAACGCAATTGAAAACGCAAAAAGTCCAAAGAATTTAAGATTTGGTATCGCAAGACAATTTCATGAGGATGACAAATTTGATGATTTATCGGAATATTCTGAAGATAAAAGATTCAGAGTATTAGACATCCCTTATAACGAATCAAGAGGAGTTTGTTGGGCAAGACATTTGACACAACAACTTTATGAAAATGAAGAATATACAATGCAAATTGATTCTCACATGAGATTTGAAAAGGATTGGGATAAGACCTTCATAGACATGATTAAACAACTTCAAAAGAAGGGACACCCTAAACCATTACTTACAGGTTATGTGTCCTCATTTGACCCTGATAATGACCCAGGAGCTAGAGTTAGAGAACCATGGAGAATGGCCTTTGATAGATTCATTCCTGAAGGGGCGGTATTTTTCTTACCTGAAACAATTCCTAATTGGCGAGAATTAAAACAACCTGTACCTGCAAGATTTTACTCGGCACATTTTTGTTTTACAGTAGGACAATTCTCAAAAGAAGTTCAACATGACCCCGAGTTTTATTTTCACGGTGAAGAAATTTCAATCGCCGCAAGAGCATATACTCATGGATATGATTTATTCCATCCACATAAAGTAGCCATTTGGCACGAATATACTAGAAAAGGTCGTACTAAACAATGGGATGACGATAAAGAGTGGGGTGAAAAAAATAGATTGGCACATCTAAAAAACAGAAAACTTTTTGGTATGGATGGTGAAGTTTATGATGAAGAATATTTTGGTAGTTATGGTTTTGGTAAAGAAAGAACTTTAACTGATTATGAAAAATATTCAGGATTATTGTTTAGTAATCGTGCGGTACAACAATATACGTTAGATAAAAACTATCCTCCAAATCCTTATGATTTTCAGAATGAAGAAGATTGGAAAAACAGTTTCGCCCAAATATTCAAGCATTGCATTGACGTAGGTTACGCTCAAGTACCTGAAAAAGATTATGATTTTTGGGTGGTCGCTTTCCATAACGCTCAGGACGAAACTATATTTAGAAAGGATGCCGACCCTAATGAGATTGCAAGTATGATGAGAGACCCTGACGGATACTGTAAAGTATGGAGAGAATTCCAAACATCTCATAAACCAACATACTGGGTAGTATGGCCACACTCTATATCCAAAGGATGGTGTGATAGAATCACAGGAAATTTATAATAACCCTTGAATAAAAAAATTCTAATATCACATAGAGGGAATATTAACGGACCAAATCCTATTAGAGAAAATTCCCCGTTTTACGTTATGGGGGCAATTGCAATGGGTTATGATGTTGAAATTGATGTTTGGAAAGTTGGTGATAAACTATATTTAGGTCATGATGAACCACAATATGAGATTAATGAAGAATGGTTTATTGACCGAATTAATAATTTGTGGGTTCATTGTAAAAATGTTGAGTCATTAATTTGGGTTAGTAATACTAAATTACATTATTTTTGGCATGAGCACGACACGGTAACACTTACTTCAAAGAACTATATTTGGGCATACCCAGGAAAACAACCAATATTAAATAGTGTTGCAGTAATGCCCGAAATTAACAATGAAGATACTAATAATTGCTTAGGTATTTGTTCTGATTTTATAAAAAATTTTAAATGATAAAAACAATAATATTTGATTTAGACGGGGTATTAGTGGACGCTAAAAATATACATTATGAGACCTTAAACGAGGCTTTAGGGGATGAGTATAAAATAAGTTGGGAAGAACATTTATCCAAATATGATGGACTTAAAACTAATGAAAAATTAAAAATTTTAACAAAAGAAAAAAATTTACCAATTGAAAATTATGAAAATATTTGGATTAAAAAACAAAAATTAACTATTTTAAAATTAAAATCTTTACAACAATCAAATACTCTAATCGATTGTATGGAAAAATTAATTAATGATGGATATCAATTGGCGGTTTGTTCTAATAGTATTAGAAAAACCGTTTTAACGGTTTTAAGTAAATTAGGAATTGTTGAATATTTTGACTTAATTTTGTCAAATGAAGATGTTAAACATAGCAAACCACATCCGGAAATTTATTGGAAATGTATGGTCAACATAAACAGTTTACCTGAAGAAACGTTAATTATTGAGGATTCACCACATGGTTTATTATCAGCAAGTAGAAGTGGTGCTAGAGTATTAAGAGTTTCATCAACAAAAGAAGTCAATTATGATAATATAAAAAAACAATTATATAATAAAAAAGAAATTATGACACCAAAATGGATTGATAAAAAATTAAATGTACTGGTTCCAATGGCAGGTGCTGGAAGCAGATTCGAATTAGCTGGATATACATTCCCAAAACCATTAATAGATGTTAATGGTGAACCTATGATTAAGGTTGTTAGTGAAAATTTAAATTTAGACGCTAATTTCATATACATAGTACAAAAATCACATAGAGAAAAATATAACTTAATTACCTTATTAAATTTGATATCTCCAAACTGTACAATAGTTGAGGTCGATGGAATTACTGAAGGAGCGGCTTGTACAACTTTATTAGCAAAACAATTTATTAATAATGACCAACCATTAATTATCGCTAATTCTGACCAAATTATTGAATGGAACTCAAATGATTTTATGTATAAAATGAATGAATCGGAAGCGGATGGGGGTATTGTTACATTTAATTCAACCCACCCTAAATGGTCATTTGTTAAAATAAATGAAACAGGGTTTGTAACCGAAGTTTCTGAAAAAAACCCAATTTCAGATATAGCAACTGTTGGTATTTATTTTTGGAAAAATGGGTCAGATTATGTAAAATATGCCGAAGAAATGATTAATAAAGAAATAAGGGTGAATAACGAATTTTATGTTTGTCCCGTATTTAATCAAGCAATAAACGATGGTAAAAATATAGTAATATTTAATGTGGATAAAATGTGGGGAATAGGAACTCCTGAGGATTTAAATTTTTATCTTAAAAATGGAAATTAAATGTTTTTTTTTACCAAATGTACAATATATTTATGTTGGTAATTGTTTGATAGAGAAATAAAAAAATTAAAAAAACCGGATTGATTAATGAGGTTAATGACTTTTTAAAATCGAAAAATGGTAATTCTTGGTATGTATTAAAAGAATATAAAAACAATAACGGATTAATGATTTAAAAAAAATTAAATAAATATTTTATTTATAACAAATGCATTAGGTCCTGACTATTAGATTAATCTCTAAAATCAAAATAATATGGGTAATATTGAAACAATTATTTACACAAATGAAAATCATATTAACATTCTAAATGTAACATTACCTAGATTTGTAAAATTTCTAAAACCTATAAATTCTAATATTAATATTGTTACTAACAAATTTGTTAATAACACAAATATTAATTTTAATGACGTAAATATTATTGAAACTAATATAAATTTTGACCCTCAAGGGTCTCATTTTAGAGACTCTATGTTAATTGCGTTAACATCAATTAAATCAGAATATGTGTTATTTTTTTGTGATGATTATATGTTAAATTCAATGATTAAAATTGATATGTTTAATAAAGTTAAAAATATTATAAATCACTATAATTGCGATTTTTTATCTTTTTCTAGTTTAGCGTATATTAGACATTATTTAGAAAAATGGTTAATGGTTAATCCGGATTTAAAAGAATTTGGTATTGAGGGTGGAATTTTATATGAAATTAATGAAAACTATAGACATTTATATTCCGTACAACCTTGTATTTGGAAAAAAGAATCTTTAATTAAATTACTTGAAAATAATGATTATTTAACTCTTCATATGTTAGATAACACCATTATAAAAAATAAAAAAGGTTTATTAAGAAATTTAAATTATGAAACAGACTATTATGATGTTGATGGTGAAAATAATTTAGATTATGGTTTTAAAAACTATACTATACATTTACCGCCCCTAAGCTTTAATATAGATGATAGAAATTTAAATTCAGATTATTTTGTTTTTGATTATGGTGAAATACTTAGACACGGTAAAATTGTAGATTCTAAAACAAATTCTGTAAATATTTTGATGTCGTATTTAGATGATAATCCAAAAATAAAAGAAAAGATATTTAAATTTTTATGAGAAAAATAATAATATTAGTATTAACTTATGACGATGGAGGTGCGTATTCAGAAATGGATTCTATAGTAAGAAATACGTGGGGGTCACAACACAATGATAATATTAAAATATTTTATTATTACTCAAAACCATTAGATTCCGATGATTACATTGTTGATGGAGATAAAATTTACTGTAATGGTAATGAGTCTTATAACACTATTGGCCAAAAAACAATTAAATCTTTTAAGTTTTTAATGACACAAAATTTTGATTTTCTTTTACGAGCAAATACTTCAAGTTTTATACATTTACCAAACTTAATTAAATTTTTAAACGATAAACCACTAAATAATTTTTATTCGGGTAAATTAATACCATATCATGAAGAATATTTAAATATTAATTTGGCTAGTGGCTCGTCCTATATTTTGAGTAAAGATTTAGTTAAGTATGTTATTGAAAATGAAAACAGTTGGAATCATAACTATCCTGATGATGTTGCACTTGGAGAATTAATGTATAAACACAATATTAAGTTACACGAAACTGAATGGTTAAAAATGGAGAATACCTCAAATGATAACATATTAAAATCACTTAATGATGGTTTTCAAATTAGGTGTAAAATTGAAAGTAGATTTGACGTGGAAAATCAAATAAAAAATTTTAATTTTTTAAATAAAAAAATATATAATATAATATGAAAATAATAATTACAACCCTAAGTATTGGTGAAAACTATACAAAAGATTACACATTAAGAATGATTGATGATGTTTTATCCTTAACAGATATTGATATTTATATCACAACTGATTGTAGATATTTAATAGACGATAAATTTGGTGAATCTGATAGAATTAAAATTAATGAGGTTGATAGAAAAAATTTAATGGTCTCATTACCAATAGGCCCTAATAAAGCCGCAAGAGATTTTAATTTTAATTTAAGACATCTGTGTTTAGACCACGTTAAAAATATTGACGATTGTGTTGTTATTTTCACAGATTGTGATAATTCATTAGATTGGTGGGATAAAGATTCTATTATTGATTTTATTTCCAAAAAATTTGAGGCGGGTTATGATTATTTTGCCCCTAGAACCGATTATAAATTTAAATACGCAATTGATAGGTATAATAGCGTGTGTAAAAAAACTCCTAATGAAGACGTTTTAGACTACGATACTTGTACTATTTTATGGGAAAAATTCTTTAATTATGATTTGGTTGATATTGAAAAGAAAGAGATTGTTGAGGGATTAAATCATAAGTGGTCGGAAGCTTCGGTACCTACTGAATATTTAATTATTTTTTATAATAATAACGGTAAACTTAAAAAAATGGTTGAACAATGGAAATGGTTTCACGACTATCTATGTAATCGTGATTATGTTTATGGTACGTGGGCAGAAGGGTTTGAAATTGGGGTTTCGTGTTTAGTGGGTGGGTTTAATCCTTTTGACATTTCATATCATCATCCTATATGGGGAAAAATGTTCACACCTAACGGTTATAAAACAGGACCAAGAGCTGGTCAAGTACACGCAACAGAAAAATGAAAAAAAAATTAATCATATCTTACGAACAAGGTTACAATAATTGGTATGTCAGCGAATTCTACAAGTATTTTCACAAGAAAATTGCCGACAATTCCGATATTGATTATCAATATATGTCATTACGCGAATTATCGATAAAATTTAATAAAGAGTATGATAATCATCAAAGTACTATTTTTAATTGGTATAATTTAATTATTTACAATCCGGTTAATGAAAAAATGTTTGTACATAGTTGGTTTGATTATGCCCCTGAAATTTTAAAATATTCCGTTAACAATAACTTTAATGTTATTAAGTTTTCTTGTGTTTCAAATTTAAATGATAATATTATTAATGAATATAAAGATAAATTAATAGTTCAACCATCAATCTATTATTTAGAAAATTGGTCAGATATCGAACTAATTACTTCAACCATTAAACCACAAATTAAACGGAATAAAGCATATTTCAATGGTTTAAATCACGGATATCGTGAAAATATAATGAGTTGTTTATCTAAAAATGATTTTTTTAATATCAGAACTAAAATAAACCCTGAACATTTTAGACAAAAAAATGAATATTATTCTGAACTGTCTAATTATAATTACGGTATTAGTTTAAACGGGGCTGCTAATATTTGTTACAGAGATTTAGAGTTATTTGCGTTAGGGGTATTAAATTTACGACAACCTTTAACATCAAAAACATATAATCCATTAGTAAAAGATGTTCATTATATTGAACTTATTGACAATAATTTAACTGATAAAATTATATTTAAACACGGTGACCCCAACAAAATCATAAATGAAAGGGTTGAGGAATTAATTAATTTTTCATCAACTAAAGAATATTGTAATATGATTAATGAATCTAAAAAATGGTTTATAGATAATTGTTTACCTGAAAATCAATATAAAATATTACTTTCCTTTTTCGATGATTTTGATATTTTTTTCTAAAAAAAAAATAAATTTAAACTAATTTCAGGGTTATTAAAATCGGGTGATATTATTATGGCTCACAATTATTTACCAAATAATGACTACTTTGAAAATAACGTTAAAAATAAATATTGGAATTATCTAAATATACAAGATTCGGACATTGGGACCTCTTTTTTAGAAAAAAATTTTAAACCTTTAATGATTGATGAATTTATTAAAATTACTTGGGTTTGTAAGATTAAAGAATAATATATAAAAAAAACATTATGTGATTACCATTATGAATAAAATTACATTAGTAACTGGTTTATGGGATTTAGGTAGGGATAAACTTACCGAGGGATGGTCTCGCTCTTATCAACACTATTTAGAAAAATTTAAACAACTTTTACAAGTTGATGAAAACTTAATAATTTTTGGGGACGAAGAACTTAAAAAATTTGTTCAAGAAAATAGGTCATCAGAAAAAACTCAATTTATCCTTAGAACAACAGATTGGTTTAAAAATAACGATTTTTATCCTTTAATTGAAAATATTAGAAATAGCCCATCATGGTACAATCAAGTTGGTTGGTTGTCGGAATCAACTCAATCTAAATTGGAAATGTACAATCCATTAGTAATGTCTAAAATGTTTTTGTTACATGATGCAAAAATTTTAGATAAATTTAATTCAGAATATTTGTTTTGGATTGATGCTGGAATAACAAATACCATACATTCAGGTTATTTTACACACGATAATGTTTTAGATAAATTACCCAAATATATTTCAAAATTTTCATTTGTTTGTTTCCCATATGAAACAAATACGGAAATTCACGGATTTGAAATAAATAAAATGAACTCTATATCAGGAGATAAAGTTAATAAAGTTGCAAGAGCCGGATTTTTTGGAGGACCAAAAGAATCAATATCTAATATTAATTCAATTTATTATGGATTATTATTATCAACATTACAAGAAGGTTATATGGGTACCGAAGAAAGTATTTTCACTATAATGACATATAAACACTCTGATTTAATAAATTATTTTGAAATTGATGGAAATGGGTTAATGGGTAAATTTTTTGAAGACCTTAAAAATGATAATTTAATGGTTAAATCAGAAAGTAAAATGTCAGTTGAAAACACGTTAGACACTAATAAAGTAGGATTATATGTTTTAACGTTTAATAGCCCAAATCAGTTTAGGACTTTAATTAAATCAATGTTAGAATACGATAAAGATTTTATTTTGAAGACTACAAAATTTTTATTAGATAATTCCACGGATGAATCTACATTTAATGAGTATTCAGAACTTTGTAAAGAACACGGGTTTGAACACATTAAAAAAGATAATTTAGGTATTTGCGGAGGAAGACAATGGATTGCGGAACATTTTGATAAGACAGATTTGGATTATTATATTTTTTCTGAAGATGATATGTTTTTCCAAAATAAACTCGGAGAAACGTGTAGAAATGGATTTAATAGATATTCACCTAATTTATTTTCAAACACATTACAAGTAATTAAAAAAGAAAATTTAGATTTTATAAAATATAATTATAGTGAATTTTATGGTGATAATGGTACTCAATGGTCTTGGTATAATGTTCCACAACATATCAGAGAAGAATTTTGGCCTGAAAAAACAAAGTTACCTGAGATGGGATTAGACCCCAATTCTCCTAAAACAAAATTTAATAATATTAAAACCCACAATGGATTACCATATGTTGATGGTGAAATATACTACTGTAATTGGACTCAGTTAATTAGTAGGACAGGAAACAAAAAAATGTTTTTGGATACTACTTGGGCACATCCGTTTGAGAATACGTGGATGTCACACATGTATCAGTTAACAAAAAAAGGAGAACTTAAAGGTGGATTGTTATTACTTACACCTGTCGAACACAATCGTTTTGACCATTATGATGGAAAATTGAGAAAAGAATCATAATCGTTGTATTTATAATAAAAAAGATAGATGGAATTTTTTATTAAAAAAAATGCAACATTACCTCTTCTTAAAATGCAAATTGTAAAAGACGGAAGAAGTGATTACCAAAATTTTATGGAGTTGATTGAAACTTCTACCATTGTTTTTTCTATGGTAAATACCGATACAGGTATTGCTAAAATAACATCTAAAACTGCGGGGTTTGTTTCCAAAACATTTAATAGTCCTGATACCCCAACCGAATATTATATTTACTATCCATTCACAAAACGGGATACCAATACCGTTGGTAGATTTGAAGCACAATTTTTATTGAAGAACTCTCAGGGAGATTTAATTGTACCTATTAGGGAACCTTTATTTATTAACATTCAGGATTCTTTTATTTCAGATGACCCATGTTGTTAATTGATTTCCAAAAATAATTATTTTATATTTATAGTAATAAGGTTAATCCAACAACTTGCTGGAGCCAATGTACCACAAAAAACTATAAATTATGATTTCCCAAGAAGAGATTAAGTCCTTTTTAGAAGGCAACGACCCCGAAGAGCACATTGTGTGCGTAGAGTTTGATTACGCAAAAGATTGCGTTTACAAGATTAAAGAAATTCCAGGACAACCTAAAACAATACAGAAAGATACGTTTATCGCATTCTCATGGGTTGGTGATTTAAGAAACCTAAATTTTTACCAAGATTCCAAAGGATTACAAAAAGAGTCAATGACCAAATATGGTATTGTAATTGAGAAATTAGAAACTCAAGGTAATGATAGACTAGAAAAGGGACTTAAGTTTATGGTTAAGTCATTAAAGGGATATCGTTCACTTATACAATTTTTTAGAGATGGTGGATTAGACCCATGGTCTGACAGAGCAAAAGATAAGATATTAATACTTCCTCCTGTAGAACAATACTTAATTTCAAAAGAAAAAAGATTATTCAAAGGTTATGAAGAATACAATGATGTTACCCGACTTGTATTTGACTTGGAGACGACCTCATTAGAACCTAAGGATGGTCGTATATTCATGATTGGAATTAAGACAAACAAAGGATACAAGAAGGTTATAGAATGTTCTGACGCTGAACAGGAACGTCAAGGATTGATTGAATTCTTTAATATAATAGATGACATCAAACCAAGTATTATTGGTGGTTATAACTCCGCAAACTTTGATTGGTTTTGGATATTTGAAAGATGTAAGGCACTTAATTTAGACATTAAAAAGATTTGTAGGACATTAAATCCTGGTAAAAACATTTCCCAATCTGAGAGTATGTTAAAACTTGCTAATGAGGTTGAGAAATATAATCAGGTATCAATGTGGGGTTATAATATAATTGACATTATTCACGCCACAAGAAGGGCTCAGGCAATTAACTCAGGTATTAAGTCTGCAGGTTTGAAATATATTACAAAGTATATTGATGCTGAAGCACCTGACCGTGTGTATATTGACCATACAGATATTGGTTCTATGTATGCCAAGAAAGAAGAGTATTGGTTAAATACTCAGAATGGTAAATACAAAAAAGCAGATAAACCTGAGTTTGATGATTTGGATAAAAGATTTCCTGATGTTTATATCAAAGTAACCGGTGATAATATTGTAGAGAGATATCTTGATGATGATTTGGAGGAAACATTATTGGTTGATGATGAGTTTAATCAAGGTTCATTCTTGTTGGCTGCTATGATTCCAACAACATATGAAAGAGTATCTACTATGGGAACGGCAACATTATGGAAGATGTTGATGTTGGCTTGGTCATATAAATTTAAGTTAGCAATTCCCCAAAAACAACAAAAAACAGAATTTGTCGGTGGGTTATCAAGATTGTTAAGGGTTGGATATTCAAAGAATGTTCTTAAACTTGACTTTAGTTCACTATATCCATCAATACAACTTGTTCACGATGTGTTCCCTGAGTGTGACGTTACGGGAGGTATGAAAGCGATGCTTAAGTATTTCCGTGATACTCGTATTCTTTATAAGAACTTGGCAGGACAGTTTGAGAAAGAAGACCCCAAGAAATCATTATCTTACGATAGAAAGCAATTACCAATTAAAATATTCATTAATAGTATGTTTGGTGCGTTATCAGCTCCACAGGTATTTGCATGGGGTGATATGTATATGGGAGAACAGATTACTTGCACGGGTAGACAATACCTTCGTATGATGATTAAGTTTTTCATGAAACGTGGATATACCCCTCTGGTGATGGATACGGACGGTGTAAACTTCTCCAAACCTGATGATTGGGAAAGTAGACGATATATTGGGAAAGGTAATAATTGGAAGGTTAAAGAGGGTAAGGAGTATAAGGGTGATGATGCGGATGTTGCCGAGTTTAATGATTTATTTATGAAAGGTGAGATGGCGTTAGATACTGATGGAACTTGGCCGTCTTGTATTAACTTAGCACGTAAGAACTATGCGGTTATGGATGCCAAAGGTAAAGTTAAACTAACGGGTAATACCATTAAGTCCAAAAAACTTCCATTATATATTGAGGATTTCTTGGATAAAGGAGTTAAGATGTTATTGGAAGGTAAAGGTCAAGATTTCGTTAATTGGTATTATGATTATCTTCAGATTATCTTTGATAAACAAATCCCATTAATGAAGATAGCTCAAAGAGCCAAAGTTAAATTATCTATGGATGATTATATGACGAGAACGACTCAAAAAACTAAGTCGGGTGGGGCTATGAGTAGAATGGCTCATATGGAATTGGCAATACAAAATAAGTTAAATGTTAATTTAGGTGATGTAATATACTATGTTAATAACGGTTCAAAGGCTTCTCATGGTGATGTACAAAAAATATCAAAACCAACTAAAGCTCAAAATGAAGAACACAATAAAAAATATGGTAAACCAATGCCGGTGGATTATATTCAGATTAATAGTTACATGTTAGATGCTAAAGAGTTGGAGAATAACCCTGAAATGACGGGTGAGTATAATGTTCCAAGAGCAATCACTACATTTAATAAAAGAATAGAACCATTGTTGGTTGTGTTCAAACAAGAAATTAGAGATGGTTTATTGGTTGAGGACCCTAAAGATATGGGATTATTCACCAAAGAACAATGTGAACTAATTAATGGTATTCCGTTTGAAGAAGGTGACCAAGATAGTTTGGAAGAAGTATTAACAGTATCAGAACCTGAAGTTAAGTATTGGGAGAAAAGAGGTTTAAGTTGTGATTATATGTATGAATTGGCTGAAGAAGGATGGGAAGAACATATCAATTAAGATTGTTTTAATCCATCACTTGAAAGGATATACCATCCACCAGCACAATAAGCGAACTCAACACATGCACCTTTGTCGATGAGTATTTCATCAAACTCATCATCAATTCTACCCATTAAAGGTATTATTAATACTTTTGTGAGTGCTTTTATTGTTATGTGGTCAGTTGTAGTGTGGTCTAATCTGATTGTACAACTATCAACTTGTTTAATAACAACTATTCCTTCTCCTCTTGTGGTGAATTGATTATCAGACACAATGGCCATTTCTGAGGAAATTATTATTTTCCCATTTATTACTCTTTCCGATGGTGTATTTCTAATTATTGACATAAATTATATAACATATATTTGACGAGGGAATGACCTGAATTTCATTGCCTTATTTAAGTTTTCGGCAATTAATGCATCTCTTTCCATCATTTTTTCAGGTCTTAATCTTTCTAAACGAAGCATGAGTTCCTCTTTTAGTTTATCTCTTTCATCTTTACCTTCTGTCAATAAACTCGTATAATCCATAGTTAATTCACTATCAGGCGCTTTAAGATTACCACTATATTTACCTCTAACTCTACCTAAAGTTTCTTTACAAAGTCCGATAAACCATCTTCTAACCCACTGTTGTGATGGATTATTTAAGTCATCCCAATTAATTTCATCAATCGGAACGTCAGAAGGTAATTTAACAATATCCGGATTTTTCTTTAGACAATCATCTCTGTCACCACCTTCAACATCATAATACCAATACCAAACTTTTCCGTTGTGGTATGAGGCATTACCAAAGTCAAATTTACCACCAGGTACGTTCATTAAATGAATCATTTTTTTACCATCAGGTAAAGCTGTAATTCTATAAGTTAATTCAGAACCTAACATTCTTCTCTGAATATTTGTTTCTTGCATTCTTAACAACATATCAAATGCCGGCATCATGGTGTAAGAACCTGAATACCCTAACTGTGCGAATCCACCCGTACCTCCAAGTCCAGGTCCCCCCATTGCTCCGAAAGCCCAAGGGTCAAACAAGACATTGTTCATTGTTGGTGGTGTCAACCACAATAACTCATTAATTTCTCTCCCTGCAGGTATTTCATACAATTGTTGTCCTTTTTGTAAGGTAATATAATCTTTCTTTAATACCCAATCACCACCAGTTTGTAAACCGACAATTTTAGAATATGCGTAAGAATATCTTGTTTCGTAATCTAAACTTCTTGTAATAAATGCGTGTGATAATGACTGTTCGTCTAAGTTCAGGTTTTGTAATGAACCCCATTGAGATTCAATTAACCAATCTTGTATGTATTGAGAATAGTCACCAATCGCTAATTCCAATAAAGAATCCAGCATTTCGTCTTCAAGTTCAACACTTCTTAATGGAGCGCCGAGTAAATGTTTTACTCTTTTATATAATTTACTTCTATTTGGTTCGGATATTATAGTCATAGAATTTCTTTATGATAAATATTCAGAACAATCAATAAATTTTAATTGATTACTTCCTTTTAGTGTTGCCACTTCATTGGTTAATGGTATAGTAAATTCGTTACCTTTTGTTATTATATTAGTGGTCTTAAAAATTTTAACTACTCTTTTTGACACATTAACAAAAACTAATAACCCAACTTTGCTATAATTTTTAGCACCTGATGAACCACCAATAACAACATAATCACCATCAATAACTTCCGTCTTAAATGGTTTTATTTGTGAGGTTGATTTAACATCGTCTTTTGTAATATTAGCGTCAATACCTTTATTCATATCCGATGCTAGTCCACCACCGCCCGTTATTTCACAAGAACCTTCACCCCAATTTTCATTTATAATTTGTTTAGCGGCGTCCTCATTTCTTTTTCCAATACAATCGGTTTTCTTTAATATTTTCTCAACTGTCTTAAACGTGTTAGACGATTCTCTATTAAATAACGGTTTTTTAATTGCCTCCATAACACTAAAAAATCTTACTAATTCGGAGATATTTTTTTCGGGGTCATCACCGTATTGAATTGGTTCCATGTTTTGTTTCTTAATGTATTTATTAACGTCTCTATGTATAACACAAAACGCACTGTAAGATGATGTTAAGTTATTCAATAATGACCTTTGATTTTCAGCACTGTATAATCCCGGTAGATGACCAATCGGTAATTTATCCCCTTCTTTCCAATTAGCGGGATATAATGTTTTTAATATGTTATTCCAACCTCTTACATAAGACGACTTAAATTCTTGATATAGTTTAGATTTTTTAATATTCTCACTATGTGGGAACAATAAATCTCTAAACATTTTTTCTTCCCCTGGCAAACATTTTTCAGATTGTCCTGTTGCTTCTAACAAAATTTCATTGGTTTCTAGTTTTAGTAATGTCATAACTGTTTCTTCGTTTATTTTGGTTTCTAATTTCATTTTGTAAAGTTTCTCAACAAATTCCCAATTTACCGCCTCCCAGAATTGTTTGATATAATCATCCCTCCTATTTCTATATTTCAGATAATATGCATGTTCCCATAAATCTAATCCAAGAATCGGATATCCACCATCTTCGACATCGTTCATTAAAGGATTATCTTGGTTTGGGGTGGACATAATTTTTAATTTATTGTTTTTCGTAACAATCAACCAAACCCAACCTGAACCAAATCTTTCTTTTGCAACCGTCTCAAATTTTTTCTTGAACTTGTTAAAGGTATCAAAATCTTTGTTAATCCTTTGTGAAACTAATTCTTTTGGTTTTTGTGGTGTGGGAGATAACATCTTCCAAAACAATGCGTGATTGTAAGCTCCTCCAGCATTATTTCTAATGGTATCATCGTATTTGCTAATTGTTTTAACAATTTGTTCCAAATCCAAATCACCATATTTTTCTTTATCTAAAGCAAGATTTAATTTTTCAACATAACCCTTGTAGTGTTTGTTGTAGTGAAAGTCCATAGTTTCGGGGTCAATAAATTTCTTTAATGCCGTTTTAGCGTATGGTAATTTCTCAATACCTATTTTTTTCATTTCAGTTATAAAAAATTTTTCACTGTAATCTTTCTCCTTCTTAACTATCTCTTCCTCTAACTGTTCTATTCTATTAACTAAGTTTTTCATAACTATAAATATTAAGATTTATTGTTTATTAATCTCATAATTTCCTCAACAACATCAACTTTATCCATATTATCACCCATTACTGTTTCAAAGATATTTTTCTTTTTGGATAGGATATCGTAGATAACCCCTTCTATTGTATTCTCAAAGATAGGATAATAAACTGAAACATTTGATTTTTGTCCGTATCTATATGCTCTATCTTCCCCTTGGCTATGGTCAGAGGGGACAAATGATAGGTCATTCATAATCACGGCTTCACCGGCAGTTAATGTTAAACCAACACCAGCGGCTTTAAGATTTCCTACAAATACTTTTATTTTATCATTCGTTTGGAACTCATCAACAGCATTTTGTCTTTTAGCCGGAGAACAACTACCGTCAACATAGACAGCTTTTTTTCCAAAATGTTCTACCAATTTTTGTAGGGATGCGGTAAAGTTGGTAAATATAATAACTTTCTTTCCTTGTTCTACAATATTCTCGGCAAGTTCTATTGATGATTCTATCTTTTCATCCGCAATTATCTGTCTAACTTTTGTAAGTTTGGTAAATTGTAATGTCATAGATGATGATTCTTCAGCTTTGGTTTTATACCAATCATAATATTCACCCATTAGTTCCTCGTATAATTTAGACCTTAATCTCAAATAAACGGGAGTGATAATCTTATCAGGTAAATCCAACACATCCTCTTTTAATCTTCTTAATACTTGTTTAGATGTTCTATCTCTAAGTTCTTCAAGATTTGATGCACCACTCGTATTCCATATTTTTCTATTACCCCCAACTCTAAACTGATACCCTTGACAATATCTAATTACATAAGCCATCCAATTTCCAGCAACAGGATTCTCAATTAAACTTAATAAGTTATAATAATTGATTGGCCTTGAAGTCATTGGTGTTCCCGTTAATAACCATAGTTTATCAACACTTTTGGCGAAACTGTTAATGAGTTTTGTTCTTTGTGCTTGAACATTTTGAAGATAGTGTGCTTCATCGATTATTATTAAATCAAAATTACATTTATATATCGGACTATTCTCTTTGTCTTTTATATCATAAAAATTTTTAATAATATCGTAATTGGTAATTACAAAATCATGTTCAGTTGAGAAGTTTTTACTTTCACAAATGAAAACACTTCTATCACTATAATTGGCAATCTCTCTTTGCCAATTTATCTTAAGGGATGCAGGACAAATAATTAAAATCTTTTTCGCCCCTGTTTCTAATGCCGCAATAATGGTTGATGTAGTTTTACCCAATCCCATATCATCCGCCAATATAAATCTTTTACTACCAACCAATTTCTCAATGGCTTCTTTTTGATGACCTAATGGGGGACGATGGTCATACTTAGTATAATCAATCTCAACTTGTTCTACCTTATGGGCTTTAATTATCGCATTCTTTGGTAACCAAAAATCGTGGTTTGTTTCCCCACTAAATACTTTACCCCAAATATGATATGATTTGTCTTTCTCAACCAATAACTTCTCAACCCAAACTTGTTCAGGAACTATCGTATACAATTTTTCATCGGCAATCTTTTGAGCAAAGTAGGGGTCTAAATCAACCCATTTCTTGGCGACTTTAGGTTGCATATCGTGGAAATTAATTATATAATCTGATTGTGCTCGAGTGGGGTAAAACTTTTTATTAACCTGAGCCTGATGTTTTAATTTAAGGATATAGTTATTCGCACCTTCATAGGTGTCCAAAATTTTTAATGCGGTTCTTTCAATTAAGTGAGTTGTATTTTCCAAAAATACGTTATTTATATAATAATAACAAAATTATAAATATTTATCAATATGGCAAATAATAAAGTTCCAATTACAAGGTTAGGTAAATTCTTCGGCGGTGAAGATTACTCGTTGGATATTAATATGGGTGAAGAGTGGTTGCATGGTGATATGAACTTCACATTGGTATTATATCGTATTGATAGATACAAAACCAAAACAGACGATGTTTATGGTGAGGTTTCATCTGACGGTATAAAATATTTACCTCCTGTAGAGTTTAAGGGATTAGTTCAAATTGTTGCACCTGAAAATAAATTCATGGGTAATTCTAAGATTGAACAGTTTGAACCAGGAAATATTAAAGTTTCTGTTTACCAAAAACATTTGGATGAACTTGAAATTGATATTTCCTATGGTGATTATTTAGGATACTATGAAACTGAAACAAGAGTTAGATATTATGTTGTCGCAAATGATGGTAGGGTTGTTTCAGATAATAAACACACGTACGCTGGCTACAAACCTTTTTATAGAACAATTATTGCAGCACCTGTAAGTCAAAACGAATTTAGAGGATTATGAGAATATTGGTAACAGAAAGACAATTAAAAATACTTGAGCAAAATAAAACTCCTCAAGAACAACTTGATGATTTTAATAATCAAGAGGATAAAATTAAATCATCTTTTATACCAAAGAAGGTTGTTAAAAAATGGTTAACTTATCTTGAAACCAAATATCCTTCATTGTCATTTAGATTTGAATATGGAAATGATGTATTAATTGCCAAAGGTAAAATGAAAAATATTACAGAATCTAATGATATGGATAGTCCTTTAGGTAAAAGAGTTATGGTACACTATAACCTACACAAACACACGTTTTCTGTAACACATAAGAATTTGGTAATACTTCACGCCGATTATGTTAAATTAAGTGATGTTGAATTTAGAGTTAGACCAGGAGGAAAAGATAGAGTTAGAAAGGAAAAATCTAAAAATGTACACGCATTTGTTATTGGTAATTTGGTCGACTATTGTGAGTTCCCTTGTAATAATTTACCTGAAGATTCGTTGGGTAATGTTGTGACATACAATCCTTACAAATATGATAGTTTTGTTTATAAGGATACCGAAGAACCTATTTATCATGCAAAGGAAGTTGATATGATAAATCTTAAAAATAAATTATTCGTAATAAACGAAATAACACAAAGATAATGGGATTTCCAAAAAAAATAAAAAAAGACATTAATTTATATCCTGAAAAAACATTATACCCAAGGAGGGTAGAATTGTTGGACAAAATCAATGAACATGGTACTTATTTACCTAAATCAATTCTACATGCCGATTTGGATAGAGGTTTTTTAGATTTTGTTAGAGATGACCTAAAGGTTGTTATTGAGGGTAAGATAATACCCGTTATTGATATTTTGGTAACTCTACAGAATTGGGCTCAATTTACTGAAACATGGAAATTCCAAGATTTAGATAAAAACGCGACCCCACCATTTATAAGTGTTGTTAGAGTTCCTGAAATAAAGTACGGTACTCATCCATCATTAATTTACACAATACCTAATAGAAGACATTATTATTATGCGTCAGTCCCAAGTTTTGACGGGAATAAAATGAATGTGGATGTTTATAAAATTCCTCAACCAGTTCCTGTTGATATTACATATAATGTAAAAATTTTATGTAGTAGAATGAGAGAATTAAATGAGTTAAATAAAAACATACTACAAAAATTTTCATCAAGACAAGCATACACTCAAATCAAAGGACATTATATCCCAATAATATGGAATAATATTACTGACGATGCATCCGTAACTGAAATAGAAAAAAGAAAATATTACATACAAAGTTATGAATTCACTTTAGTCGGATTCTTAATTGATGAAGACGAATTTGAAATATCTCCAGGCGTACAAAGAACATTACAATTATTTGAGACAACCGCTACAGAAAAGAGAAAAGGGAAATCACAAAAGTTAGAGAATACCTCAAGTTATCCTGTTATTTATGAATTTGTTGATGAAAATACCGAAATACAAAAAAAATTTTTTGATAGAGTTAACTTAAAAATTATCACTCTAAATAACGTACAAACTTTTGAAGTTTATATAAATGAAAATTATTATGGCATAAACTTAACCGAAGTTTCCGTTAATCCGGGAGACAATGTTAATTTCATAATAACTAAAGAGTTCACTGATTTAACCTCACAAATTGATTGTGTGGCTGTCCTAGTTTAACTTTCCCCGTAAATATCTTTCTTATCCTTACATTTTTCCATGATTAAATTTTCCAAAAACTTGTAAATTTTAATCCCTTTCTTATCACAATACTTCTTTAGTACTTCGTGAGATTCCACAGAAATTTTAAGGTTTTTAATTTTTTTCTTATCGTCCATAATATATGAGGCAGAAAAAAGGTAGAAAATAATCTGCCATAATATAAATATCTTTTGTAAAGTAAAGTTTTTTCGCGAAAAAAGAAATATTTATTAGAAAATAAATCAAACAAAAGAAAATTAAAGAATAATGGCAACAAACAGCAAAGTATTCGTATCACCTGGGGTGTATACATCCGAAAGGGATTTAAGTTTCGTAGCTCAAAGTGTGGGTGTAACGACTTTGGGTATTGTCGGTGAGACCTTAAAAGGTCCTGCCTTCGAACCTATCTTTATTACCAACTACGATGAGTTCCAAGCTTATTTTGGAGGAACAACTCCAGAAAAATTTGTGAACACACAAATTCCGAAGTATGAGGCCGCTTACATAGCGAAATCATATCTTCAACAATCAAATCAACTATTTGTAACAAGAGTACTTGGATTATCAGGTTATGATGCGGGTCCATCTTGGTCAATTAAAACAATTGCAAACGTAGACGTTGAAACTGTGGCATTTGTTCAATCTTGTTCAGGAAGTCCAATATATAGTCCGGCACCTGCTTGTATTATAACATGTGACCCACCAGTTCCAGTTGCATTTACAGTAGAATTTAGTGGTACCGCAGGACAAGATGGTTCTATAGTACTTACAAATTGGGTTGGCGGTAATGAAATCCAAGTTAAATTGGATGATACCTACACTAAATTTAATGGAGGTACTTCAACATTAAGGGAAGATATTAACGCAGAATTGTTAACTGTTTTTGGTAGTCCCGCAAAAAGTTCAACAACTATTAGTTACTTTGGTACAATATGGGAAACTGAATATTTTATGTTAGCATCGGCCTATACTTCATCAACTAACGTTTTTTCGGTTGATAATGTTTGTTCTAAAACCGCTAAATTAAGTTCTCGTTTAAATGATGCTTGGTACTATTCGTTATTTGATAATTTTAGTGGTAATAGTTATTCAGGTTTCTCATTCTTTAGTGTTGTTGATACTTTAGTATTATTACCAAAAGCAACGACTACAACTACTACGGCACCGACAACGACTACAACAACATATAATCCATGTAATCCAGGCGGAGGTGGTGGTGGTAGTGTAACCACAACTACAACTACAGAACCAGATTCTTTCTCAGGTACTGTTACAGGTTTAATCTACCAATTTACAGGTGATTCTTATGTAAATTATAATAATTTAATAGTTGCAACAATGAGGTCTAGAGGTATCTCTAACTTTAACACAACTCAACATGGTCCATTGTATGAAGTAAGTGAATTATCTAACGTAGCTTTAGATTTCTCAGGAAGTTATATGGCGGTAGAAAAAAATCCATACGCGGCTTTTGGTATTAATATCACAGGTGATAGTGGAACTGTTTACTCATTCAAAGCTTCTATGAATCCTAATATCGTTAGTTACTTACCTAAAGTGTTAGGTACCGATAACTTCTCTAAACCAAAAACAGAAGTTCCTTTATTTGTTGAATCAAGATTTGACAGTATGGTAAGTTGGGCGTATAAGAAAGGTTATATTAGAGGATTAAGACAAGAGTTAACATCATTTGATAGTGCAAGGAGTAATCTTCCTGCTAACCACGGTTTTTACGCTGAACAATATAAATCACCTGAAAGTCCTTGGGTTGTATCGGAATTAAGAGGTAGTGTTGTTTATCGTCTATTTAAAGTTGTTTCTGTATCTGACGGTGACAGTGCTAACCACCAAATTAAAATTTCATTTGTTAATATGTCATTTGATAATAACAATTTTGACGTTTTAGTTCGTGATTTTTATGATACTGATGAATCTCCAGTAGTTTTGGAGAAATTCACTAACTGTTCTATGGATTCTAATCTTAATAGTTTTATTGCTAAAAAAATTGGTACTTCTAACGGTGATTACTCGTTGAATTCTAAATATATTATGTTAGAAATGAATGAAGATGCACCTACAGACTCATTACCATGTGGATTTGAAGGATATAGATATCAAGTTTTTAACGAAAATAATCCTCCGTTCCCTGTATATAAAACAAAATACACATACCCTGGTGAACAGGTTTTCAACCCTCCATTTGGTTATTCAGATGGTACTGAAGACGCAACTACTAGTCGCGGTGATAATGTTAGAAGAACTTATTTAGGTTTATCAACTAATGTTGATTCTGAATATGATGTTGATTTCTTTGATTATATCGGTAAAATAAACACAGGTACTATTGAAAATCCAACATTGTCTGATTGGAATTTCTTAACAAAGGGTTTCCACATGGACTCAGGTGCAACATCTATCTTAATTTCAGGTGATTTTACTACTTCAGGTCAACCAGCATATGCTTGTGGAATTTCTGATTTCAGATTTGACCCAATTGATGAAAACAATCCTTACTATAGAATTTTTGCAAGAAAATTCACTATCATGGTTGCGGGTGGTTTTGACGGATGGGACATTTACAGAGAATCAAGAACTAATACTGATAAATACATACTTGGTAAATCAGGTTATTTAGGAGGTGCAGCACCTGACGCTAGATACCCATCAGCAAGTGGTGTTGGTTTGTTCAAGAGAATACAAATTGAAGATAACACAGTAGATTGGGCAAATACTGACTACTACGCTTATCTATTAGGACAAAGAACATTCTCACATCCTGAATCTACTAATATCAATGTATTTGTAACTCCAGGTATTGACTATATTAATAACTTAGGATTGGTTAATCAAGCGATTAACTTAGTTGAGATAAATAGAGCCGACTCTTTGTATATTGTAACAACACCTGACTATGATATGTTTGCACCTAATACGATGAACTCTATGGATTTCCATTATCCACAAGATGCGGTTGATTTATTAGCAGAATCTCAAATAGATTCTAACTACACAGCGACTTATTATCCTTGGGTATTGACAAGAGATAATGTTAATAACACTCAGATTTACATCCCAGCAACTGCTGAAGTTTGTAGAAACTTAGCGTTAACAGATAACATCGCTTTCCCTTGGTTCGCATCAGCGGGTTACACAAGAGGTCTTGTAAACGCAATTAAAGCTAGACGTAAGTTGACTCAAGAAGATAGAGATACTCTATACATTGGTAGAATCAACCCAATCGCGACATTCTCAGATGTAGGTACGGTAATTTGGGGTAACAAAACTCTACAAGTTGCAGAAAGTGCTCTTAATAGAATCAACGTAAGAAGATTATTATTACAAGCTCGTAAATTAATATCTGCAGTAGCTGTTAGATTGTTGTTCGAACAAAATGACCAAAAAGTAAGACAAGATTTCTTAGACGCTGTTAATCCTATCTTAGATGCTATCAGAAGAGATAGAGGTCTATATGATTTCCGTGTAACAGTTTCTAATTCGTTAGAAGATTTTGATAAAAATCAGTTGGTAGGTAAGATTTATGTTAAACCTACTAAATCTTTAGAATTTATCGATATCGAATTCTTGATTACACCGACAGGTGCTTCATTTGAAGATATCTAATATTTATAATGGATGGGGAATAAACTCCCCATCCTTTTTTGCCTATTATGAAAAAAAAACTGAGAGAAGGGATTACAAGTGAGGGGACACCCGATTTAAAGTATTATGCGTTCGATTGGGATGACAATATTGTCACAATGCCGACAAAAATAATACTTAAAAATGAGGAGGGTGATGAGATTGGGATGTCTACTGAAGATTTTGCTAAATACAGAAGTAGATTAGGAAAAGAAAATTTTAATTATAAAGGAGACGTTATTGTTGGTTATGGTGAAAATCCGTTTAGGAATTTCAGAACTGAAGGTGATAAATTGTTTATAATTGATTCCATGTTAGCAAAACCAGGTCCAGCTTGGGTCGATTTTATGGAAGCAATTAATAACGGGTCTATATTTTCAATAATTACTGCGAGGGGTCATAACCCAAATACAATTAAAGAAGCGGTTTATAATTATATTATTTCAGGTTTCAACGGGTTGGATAAAACTGAGTTGATTAAAAACTTAAAAAAATATAGGGAGTTTACAGACCAAGATAACTTAAAAGATATTGAACTAATTAGAGATTATCTTAATTTATGTAAATTTTATCCTGTTTCTTTTGGTGAGGGTGCCGAATCTAATCCTGAAGAAGCTAAAATAAAAGCTTTAGAAGAATTTGTTAATTATATTAAGGAATTATCACATGAATTAAATAAAAAGGCGTACTTAAAAAATAATGTGAAAAATTTCTTTTTACCTACTGTAGGATTTTCTGATGATGATATTAAAAATGTTGAAGCAATTAAATCGCATTTTACTAATAAAGAAGATAATATAGTTAAGACATATTCAACACAAGGAGGAATTAAAAAAGAATATTAATTAATAACTGGATACTGGATTCTAGATAAGAATAAAAAATAAAAAAAACAAAGTAAATACAAATATTTTTCAAAACGAAGTATTTATAATAAAATAAAACAAAAAAATTAAAATTGTAATATTATGGCTGATTTACTCATGAAGATGCCGGTTCCATACGAACCAAAACGGCAGAATAGGTTTATCTTAAGATTTCCATCTAATTTGGGAATTAATGAATGGTTTGTCGAATCTGCGGCTAGACCACACATCAAAATTAACTCTACTGAAATTCAGTTCTTAAATACATCTACTTACGTAGCAGGTAGATTCACTTGGGACCCAATTACAGTTAAGTTTAGAGACCCAATTGGACCTTCAGCGTCTCAAGCTCTTATGGAATGGGTTCGTTTATGTGCTGAATCAGTAACAGGACGTATGGGTTACGCAGCGGGTTATAAGAAAAATGTTGATTTGGACATGTTAGACCCAACAGGTGTTGTGGTTGAAAAATGGATTCTTCAAGATACATTCTTAACCGATGTTAACTTTGATTCTTTGAGTTATTCTCAAGATGCATTAGCGACAATTACAGCGTCACTTAGAATGGATAGATGTATTTTAGTTTACTAAAATATATTCATATATTCTATTGATAAAAAAAATATAATCCCTATATTTAACCGTAGAGACAATAAACTCTTTACGGTTAAATTTTTTTTATATGGATGCAACACAACAATATGCTCAACAGAATTTCTCATTACCACACGATGTCGTAAAATTACCATCAGGTGGAGTATTTTATAAATCAAAGAAAAAGGTTATCAAAGTAGGGTATCTTACCGCTGCGGATGAAAATCTATTGATGGCTGGAGGTACTATTGGAAATGATAGTATTATTATGACATTACTTCGTAGTAAAATATACGAATCTGATATTAAACCAGAAGAGTTATTACAAAGTGATATTCAAGCAATTTTAATCTTCTTAAGAAATACTGCTTTCGGAACTGACTATGAATTTTCAATTGAAGACCCCGAAACAGGTAAATTATTTAACTCAATTATATCTTTAGAGGAATTATTCCTTAAACAAACGGATGTTAAACCAAGTGAAGACGGTACTTTATTAGCGACGTTACCTAAATCAGGTATTTCGGTTAAAGTAAAACCTTTATCTTTTGGTGAATTAAATGAGTTGGATAAAATGGCGGAATCTTATCCACAAGGAAGAGTTGTTCCAAAACAAACTTGGAAATTACAAAGAATGATTGTTGAGATGGATGGTAACTCAGACAAATCATATATTGTTCAAAACATTGAAACATTACCTATTTCAGATGCAAAATTTATTAGAAAATTTGTTGATGACAATGAGCCAGGATTAGACCTAAACAAAAAAATTATAGCCCCATCAGGAAAAGAGATATCTGTCAACATATCTTTTGGGGCGGAGTTCTTTCGGCCTTTCTTCTAATTACCGAGAATCACAATCTAGAGAATACTATATCTGCACTAAACACTTAAACGTGTCTTATGCAGATTTTTGTGTTATGCCTATCTTTCTACGAAAATTCATTATTAATGAATTAGTTACGGAAAACTCTCCACCACAAAATAAATAACTAAATATTTATGTTAAATGTAATTCATTATGCTTCAAACAAAAAAAACTGAAACTACTTCATCAGAAGTAAAACAAGCTCTGCCAATATTTGGTGACTTTGATTTAAGTGCAGTTGCTGATGGGTTAAATCCTGTGAATGCAGCGTTAAGGATTCTTAACAGTAATGTTAATGTACTTCATAAATCGTTTCGAGACACGTTAGTCGATTCTATTAATAAAATGGAAACTGCGGTTACCAGTTTAGCAATGAAGTTTGGCGGTAATAGGGAAATGGTTGGTGAAATTGAAAAAAGTCTTAGTTTAGCGAGAAGTAGTGTTGTATCATTAGGTGGTTCATTAGATGATGTTGTAACTATTCAGGCGGGGGTAATTAAAGGATTACAAACTCAAACAATTTTAGATAAAGAATCTTATGGTGACTTATATGCCATTGGTAATTTAATTAATGACGGTGCCAAAACCACCGCAGAATCAACTGCAAATTTAGTAAAACAATTTTCAGATGCCGGATATGGTTTATATAATATTAGCAAAGAGATGGGTACTATTATTTCTAATGCTAGAGAAATTGGTGTTGCAACATCTGCGGTTTATAAACAACTTAGTGATAATATTGGGGTTGTTTCTTTATATAACTTTGAAAATGGAGTGCAAGGTATGGCCAAAATGGCGACTGAAGCTGCGGGATTAAGGCTTAATATGTCTGATGTATTAAAAGTTGCCGAAAAAGTTTTTAATCCTGAAGACGCAATACAAATGGCTGCAGACATGCAAAGGTTGGGTGTTAATGTGACCAATTTATTAGACCCATATAAGTTAATGGATATGGGTAGAAATCATCCTGAAGAGTTACAAAAATCGATGGGAGAGATGCTTTCGTCTTTAACATATTTTGATGAAAAACAACAAGCTATAAGAATATTACCAAATGAACAGGGTAGACTAAGAAAAATTGCTGAGTCAATGGGAATGGGTGCAGCAGAAGCAGCTAAAATGGCTATTAATTTTGCCGACATGGATAGAAAGATGAGTACGATTAAATTCTCATCCGATTTTGCAACTGAAGAAGATAAGCAATTAGTTGCACATATGGCTCAAATTGGGGAAAAAGGTACTCAATTTGAAGGTAAATATGTTGTTAATTTATTGGATGAATCTGGCGAACCGATGTTAAAGGCGGTTGATGAGTTGACTAAAAATGATAAGGAGAGACTCAAAAAAATGGAGGGAGATAAAAATAAGAGTCCTACTGAATTACAAATTGAAGCAAATAATTATCTTTCTAATATTAACAATAGTTTAAAGGCTCGTGAAGGAGTAATACCAACCGCAATGGCGGCGTCAACCTCATTTCAAACAATACAAAAAAAAATATACGAAAAAGTTGACCCTTTTATAAAAGGTGCGGGTGCTGCCTATGGTATAGTAGAAAATAAAAAAGGTTATATTAATGTAAAACCAGCCGTTAGTAAAGCTGAAGAAGTTGCTGAACAAACTCTTGGTGGATTTGTTGATGCATTACGAAAAGGAGAAACCGATATACCAACAATATTAAATAAATTAAAAGGGTCATTTAATGGATTAGTTACTGATTTTGGAAATGCATCTAAAAATATTGTAGGGTTCTCTAACAAAATATCTGAAGAAGGTGTAAAGAGTGGTAAATATTCTAAAACAACCAATTATGATGATTTATTGAATGGTATATCTAATATGCTTAAAGACAAGTTTGGTTTTACTATGTCAAATTCAAATACAACACCAACTACCACAATAGCGACTAACCCAAATTACAACCAAACAACTAACCCAAATTACACCCAAACAACTAACCCAAATTATCCTACAACACAATCATCACAATCAACAATATCAATACCTCCGGCAAATAATAATCTTCCGGTTACTAATGCTAATTATCCGTATACAATACCACAAACTACACAATCCACACAATCCACACCTCAAATAACAATACCGGCATCAAGTAATGTAGCACAGACTAATGCTAACTATCAAATATCGTTACAACCTACACAAGCGAATGCTCAAACACAATCAACAATAACAATACCTCCGGCAAATAATAATCTTCCTGTAACCAACGCTAATTACCCATTAACCACACAACAAACTACAAATATACCACCATTAATACAAAGAATTACAAATCCACAAACAAATAATGTTGGAGTCGCACCAACCACAACTAATAATTCTTTATCGACACAACAACAATCACTTACCAATTTATCTAAACTTTTTAAAGAAATTGATGATAATATTAATAATCTTTCTACTTCTAAGATTCAACAAAGTTCAGTACCATCCACAAATATAGATTGGGTTAGTGTTATAAGTACGGGTAGTGCTTTAGGATTTGGTAATGCATTATCTAAATTTGAGAATCCTGGAACAATAAAAATGACACTATATGGTGATAAGGCGGGATTAGGGTTACAGATAAGTAATAGTGTTGGTAAAATGGAGAGTACAATAGGTACTGCGATTACCGATGCTCAAAAATCAAGTACAAATGTAGTAATTAAAAAAGATGAAAAACCTGTAGATAAAAATACAATATCAGTACCCACAACCGCACCAACGACTTCAAAAATTGATGTAAAAACACCTGAAAATAAAACAATTACTAATAATGTTATAAGTGTAACTCCACCATCACCAAAAACAACAGAACAGGAACCACCAATTATTAAATTTACAGTACCAAAATATAATGAAGAAGATGAGCCATCATTAATGTCTGACATTAAAAAAGAAGAAACTAAGAACAATGAGGTAAAAGATTTTAGAGCACCAATGGTATTACCCGAGGAGATTAAGAAAGAAACTAATATTTTTTCATTACCACAAACTATAGAAAAACCTTACGATGTAAATACACCTTTAAGACCGAAAGAAGAAACAATTGAAAATAAAGGGGTAAAAATTGAATCACCAAAAACAGTTGAGGTTGTTAAAAAAGATAAAATAGAGATTGTAAATACTAAATTAACAGAAACAGTTAAACCACCAATTCCTTATACAACTCCTGACGAATTAAAAGGTGGGGTTGAGAAACCTTTAATAGGGTTTAAAAAAATTGAAACCCCTTACGATGTAAACATACCTTTA